CGCCAGCGCCTCGCGACGCTGGCGCCTTGCAGGTCTCCCTAACAGGCAGATCCCTTGGGATCAGACAGTCAGGCTAGAAGACCTCGATACCCGGGAACACCAGACCGGAGTCGACTCGGTTGTTCTCCGCGCCCAGATCTTCCTCTGCCACTGGGATGACGTGGTCGAGGATGCTGTCGTGGTTGCGTGACGTGGCGTCACCCGAGTACAGCTCCAGCTTCCGCACCGACGCGATGTTGATGCATGCCATGGCGATGTCCTCCCAGGACTGCCACGTGATCAGGTTCGCGATCTTGTCGATGTAGAACTTGGTGTTGTTGAGGACGAAGAACCTGCCGAAGAAGTCCGGCTTGGTGAAGCAGTAGATGTTCCCCGGCCTCAGGATGTCGTTCTTGATGGTACGGGTGTACGCCCTGCCCAGAAGCAGGTTGTACTTGTACCCATCCACCGTGGTCTCGGACTGGATCTTGGAGCCCTGGTCTTCCATCGTCCACTGGAGGATGTCGTCCCAGTCCACCTCGGTGAGGAGGATCATCTCCGCGCGGAGCCGATTGCCATCCAGCATCTTGAAGAGGTTGACGAAGTCCGGGCGCTGCACCGGATAAACCGTGGCAGTGTCCGTGGTGGCTGACCGAGCCAACTCGCCCTTCCGCACCGAGAACTCGATCACGCTGCCCGCCTGGATGTTCGTGGCGTTCAGCGTGGTGGTCGTGGTGTTGGCTTCCGTCTGGAGAGCCTGCACGCCCGCCTCGATGTGAATGGTGAACTCGCGGTCCTCGATCTCCTGGATGTCCTTCACCGAGTTGTCCTCGATGACCTTCGTGATCGGCATCTCGTAGGCCAGGAGCTCCTGCTCGGTCTTCTCGAATTTCTCACTTGAGATGGTGAAGAAGGCAACCTCGGCACGAGCCGCCCTGATGAACCGTGCAGTGGGCTGACCACGGAACGTGATCGCCATGGCGCGGCTCTTGGGCTCCACGTCGATGATCTTCACCAGGGTGTCGTGGTTGACAGAACGCTGGCAGTCCGCCCGGGTGACCATCTGCGGTGGCAGGATCTTGCGGGCGAAGCTGACTTCACGGAGCCGGTCTCTGATGTAGGTTCCGGCGTACTCCGCGATCTTCTCTTTCCCCTCGCTGGAATCCAGCTTCTGGGAGAAGAGGTCATTCAACACTCTTGCGGGAACGGTCATTGTAGATCTCCTTCGTTTTTGTCTGTGCGCGTCTACTACACGCTAGCCCAGGATGCTCAGGTAACGGAGCTTCCCACCGTTGTTGGCCGGCAGCCTTGTCACGTAACCCAGCAGGGCTCCGGAGGCGTAGATGAGAAGACCGGACTTGGTCTTCGTATCCACAGTGACGGCATCACTGAGCTGCAGCTTGCCGCCCAAGGTTAGGCCTGCCGAGGTGAACACACGTGTGTCTGCCTCGTAATGGCCAGCGAAAAGAACGGTGGTCTTGCCCAGCACCTGGACGTCGAACCGTCCACGCTCCGCGAAGACCGCGAATCCCAGGCCACCTGCGGCACCACGCACAAGCTTGTACGCGGTGTCAAAGCTCAGGTACTCCCCATCCATGATGGGGTTCACGGAGTTGGGGTTTACCAAGGTCTTGTCCGCCATGGTGAAGTCTCGACGGATGAGACCCTGGAGGTCAGTGACCAGCTCGAAGTTGATGTTTGACATTGGTCTCTTTCTCCTTCAGTTTCTCGTCGTTGCTGCCTAGTCGGACAGGCCTCCCAGTAGGTATGCCTCAAGCTGGGTAGCTCCATTGCCCGGTTGCTCCTCAGCGAGCTTCGCGAGCGCGCCGTTAGGAGCCGTCATCTCGATAGCTTCCTCGATGACATCGAGCGACCTTCCACGCTCCGCAGCTTCCTTGATCTGATCAGCCTTCTCCTCCAAGCTCGAGCTGGGGTTGACCCCCTTATCGTGCATGGATCTGGCGATCTTCTCGATGCGGTCGCGGCGTTCGAACGCTGCACACTCTTTGGAGAGTGCGGCGTTCTTTTCCAGTAGCTCATTCCGCTCAGTGACCAGGGCCCGAAGGACTCCCGGAACCTCTGAGTAGACCTGAGCGGCGTGAACTGCGCTGATCTTCTCTTGGCTCATGATGTCCTCCTAGAATCCGCCGCCGAGCGGCATGCCTGTTGCTTCTGGACCACCACCCATACCCTGAGACTCCTTCTCCTTCTGCTTGGCCTGCAAGAGCTCTTGCAGCTTCAGAGCTCTCTCCTTCTCCTCGGGAGATGCATCCTCCCGTGCACCCTCCTCCGCAATCTTCGTGAGGAGGGCACGCCCCGCTGCCAACGCCTGGGCCGACGAGATCTTCACGCCGGCTTGGGAAGTGGCATCGAGGTTCTGGTGAAGTACCGGATCCGTCGACTTCTTCTGGGCTGGTTCATCGATGACCTCACCCATCCGTGCTTTGGGAACCGCCTTCGCTTGCTGCTTGGTGTAGTCGATCGCCGCCTTGTTGGAGGAGATCATACTGTCTTGCTTGTTCTCCTCACCCGGCTGAGAAGGGACGCCTTCCTCAGACTGAGTGGCTCCCTCAGGCAGGTGCTGGTGTGGATTGGTGATGCCCGCACCGATCTTCGCCTCGTCCATCTCAGTGGCCATCTTCTGCATGACACTGAGAACGTAGGCGACCTGTGCCTCCTTGGTGGCGCATCCTTCCTTCTCTTTCTTGCCACCAAGCACTTTTTTGGCGAGTGCTGCGGTGCCAAGTGCCCCCGCACCCAGTGCGGTGCCACCAATAGCCTTGGCTGTGATCGGATGCATGCGAGCCGCAGAACCTTTGCCCGCGTACAACTCGACAGCGCCCTTACCCACACGCTCTGCGCCCTTACCAGCCCCACGCACTACCTTACGCAAGAGGTTCGCGCCTTTTCCGACAATACCTCCCTGCTTCTCCACATCCTTGTGCGTCCAGTCCTCAGACCCACCTGGAGGCGAGTTGATGTCCGTCTCCATGGCAGTGGCAGGATTGACCTGACCCGGGGACTTGACATCCGACCCAGGATTCATCGGAACCTGGTCGTGCTTGGCTTGACCAGTTGTCTCCGATTGCTCACCCGGGGTGGGGCTCCCCAGATTGGTCTCCAGAGCACCGGTCCCCTTGCCGGCGCCGATGGTCTCCGGCGTACCCACCGCCTCCTTCGAGAGGTAGTGAGTGTTGAGATACTCGACAGCGGCCGCCAACTTCTCGACAAACACTGTCGCGGTCTTCTCTGTGATGCCCTCCTCGTTGCGCTCCGGAGCTGTACTCTCGTTGCTAGAGGCTGGCTTCGCCGGAGACCCACTCTCCTTCTTGTCCTTCTTCTCGTCCTGGTCCTCCGCTTCCGCCAGCTTCACCCGATGCTCGGCCTCGGCCAGCGTCTGCGCAACCAGTCGTTGCAGAGAGAACTTCATATGGGCCTCCTTGCTACCGTGCACCAAAAACCACGTTGGGTGGTGGGGTGTTTCGTGTCTCCCCAACCTGCGTGGGATTGGCACTCGGTGCGTTGTCTTCGTACGGTTGCGAGTAGTTCTGCCGAGGGCCAAACTTCGCGCCCGGGGCTACGATCTTGACGTTGAGACCACTGGGAATAGTCGGCGCCTTCGCAGCTTGTTGCCCTGTGAGCTTGGAACGCGGAGCACCTATGGTCTTGGTGGACCAGGCACTCGTGCTAGGTCGCGCCTGTGTAGAGGCAGCGATCTTGGCAAGCTCACTGTGAAACGCCGACATGTCGATTCCGTTCATCTCACGCCACGTCTTGAACTACTGGTTCCACTCCACCGGCAGACCAGCTCCCTCCAACATTTGGAGAGCACGGAGCTCTACTGCTTGCTCCAGCGCGGAGGCTTCCTTCTGCTGCTCTGGGACCAGGAGGTTTCCCTGCTCGTCCACGTACCCAGCCTCCTTGGCCAAGTCCCACGCTCTCTGCTGCGCTAGCGCTTCGAGAGCTGACTCGTCCGCTGCGCCTTCCTTCTTCTTGCCACCAAAGAGCTTCTTGGCACCCAGGGCAGCCCCAGTCGCACCTGCAGCAGCAGTGCCACCACCA